GGGTGGCGGAACGTCCCGAAGAACTCGGCGTGATTGCAATGAGCTGCGAGATACTCGTTGCGGATGCTGACTGATCGAACGCTGTCGATGCTGATTTTCATGTGGTTGATTGCGAGCCTCGGGGTTAGTTCCCTCCGGTCTGGCACCGGAAAACCCCGCGCCTCCGAAGAGGTAGCGGGGTGGTTTGCGCGAGTGGGCTGTAACGTTATTTGATGAAGTCCGCGCAGTGTTCTTCGATCTTGGCGAGTTCGCTTGCGACGGCACGGAGCTTTTCAAAGAGATCAGCGCGACCAGCAACGGCCGAGCTCCATGCGGTGACGTTTTGAACGTAGTAGTCGCGAGAGTTAAACTCCACTTTCGCGAGCTGCTCGATTGCATTTTCGACTGCGAGGCGAGCCTCTGTGTAGCCTTCGGTGAGGCATTGGGCGCTGGTTCCGTTTGAGTGGATTGTTGGGAGGATCATGTTTTTGGTTGAGTTGGTCGTTGGGTTAATTCCCTCCGACGTGCACACTCAATCCAAACACCCCGCCCGCGTAAAGCTCAATTGCGTATTTTGTCCTGCTGCTTCCCTAAGCCGTTGCAGTTGCGTCAGTTAAAACGAATCAAATGTTGGCGATGGATTCGGAATCTAGGTAAAAGAAAGCCCGCGCAGCGGTAAATCCGCTCGCGGGCTTGCTGGTAGCCTCAGCCCTCGCCGCCGCATGGTGATGCGAGAGGAGCGGAGTGCGGGCGCAGTGGCAAGGGTGTAATTGCGCGGCCCCTACTTTGTATCCGCTGCGCTCATACGTCGAGCGCGTCAGGTGTATTTTCCAAGGATGAAATGATAGCGGCGATTGCCCGTCGTGCGGGTTCCGCCGTCGCGCGAGTAGATCACGAAGCGCGCAACGGTGATTGTTGAACCGTTGTCGAAATCGTAAACGCCGAGATAGTTTGTATCATAAATCTGGATAAGCCCCCAGTCTGGCTTCGCCGTGAATCCGCGATTGGTTATGTCCACGTCGAGGTCATAGTTCCCTGAGGACGCCGTGAAGTTAAATACGTCGCTGCCCGCGTAGATCGCAAGCTGCGCGCGTGGATTCGTTGCGGCTGCGGGAGCGACGATGAGCGAGGCGGCGCGAGCGGTTGCTAGCGTTGCCGACCCGTCGCTGATTGTTACCGATGTTAAGGCTGCGGTGCCTCCGGTGATTGCGACGTCATCCGAATCTTGATTCATCATGTCGCCTGCGGTGATCGCCCAATATGAGGTCAAGATTGTTCCGCCGCCAGCCCACGCACTTTTCTGCCCAGAGCGATCAACCGAGCGCACACGCGCATATCGGTTGATGAAACTAGGCAAAAGTGAAATCGTGGAGAAAATTGATTCCGGTATTGATTCGCGAAAAAAACGACCCGCTGCATATTCAGCGTCAGCATCAGCGTCGGTATCTAACTCGCTAGTTACAGACTCGTAACTCACAACGCTTTTACTGGTCGAAGGAGTCCAGTTCACGCGCACGGAGTAAGCAACGGTTCCAGCGATTGTCTCAGGAGGTCGTTTGAAATCTGCGCTGTTTCCAGCGATGTAGGTTAATCCGGTCGGGGGATTTGGCGGGGTAGTGTTGCTCGGCGCGGTCTGACTCAGCGTGGTTGAGATCGACGAGATCGCCCCCGAGAACGAAATGCCGCGCGCGGCGAACTCGTAGGCCACGCCAACCGAGAGATCGTCAATTGAAACCGCATACGAAACTGCGGACGCGATTTGATTTCCGACGATGTAATCGCTCGCACCCGTGCGACGGTAGAGCACATCGAGAGCGACCGCGCCCGAGGGCAGCGGCGGAGCGGTCAGCGAGACGCGCGCAAATGAACCGCCGTCGCTCGAAAGATAAACCGTCGTGCTGATGAGCGTCGGCGCTGCGGGCTGGGCTGGCGGCGTCGGGTCGATAGGCCCAGCAGTGATGACCGATGGCGTCGCTTGGACGTAGTTGGTAAAGCCCGACACGTTCTCCACGGTGTCGTAAGCGTTAAGCCAGTAGTAATACGTCGTCCCGATGTCCACGTCCGTATCCACGAAGCGCGATGCGCGAACCTCGGCGATTTTCAGAGCGGAAGCGGTGACGGGAGATGTGAGCCGGTAAATGCCATACTCCGAGAAGTCGGGCTCGGTGTTGTCGTTCCAGTCGAGGGAGACGGCGCGGCCCGTGCCGACTGTGGCGGTGAGACCGGTGGGGATGGTTGGGGCGGTGGTGTCTTTGACCGGCGTGGTCGTGGATACCTCCGTGTAGGTCGATGACGTGTTGAAAAAACTCTGCGCGTAAAGCCGCACGTTGTAGCTCGTCCCGATTCGCACGTCGCTGGAAATGAAGTCCAGCGTCTGGTCGCCGTCCACCGTTGACCACACCAGATATGTCGTCGCCGTCCCCTCCTTGTATTCGATTACGGTCTTGCCCCCGCTCGTCACGAACTGCTCGGTCGGCGCGCTCCACGCCACTTTGATGCGCGGCACCACCGTTCCGTCGGCTTGGATGAACTGCGTCGTCCCGTCTGCGGTCAGCGTGAGATTGGTCGGCGGGTCGATGGAGAACGGATTTGGCAGCGTCGTGTTCGGCGCGCTCTCGACCGCGACCTCGTCCGTCACGTTCCAGTCGTAAACGGTGGACGCCGTCTCGCGTAGTTGCAATTCAATTACCGGAGTCGGCGGCGTGCCGTCACTCGATAGCGACCACGCGATGACCTCGAACACCTTCGACGAGAATCCGAGGTTTGCGTTGGTGAGGTTCACCGTGTCGCCCGCGCGGAGCTGCATCGCAGTCAAATTGAACTTTGCGGTGAAGACAATTTCCTCGCGTGCTTGCCGCAGGTTGATGCGCGCGATGCGCTGCGCCGCGCTGCTGCTTGTCGTGAACGGCAGGATGACGTCGCGCCAGTGATAAACGCCGTCGTCCGCCGCCAAGAAGGTCGCGCTCGTGATCTGCGGGAAGTCCGCCGCCGCCCACTGATTCTCGGAGGAGATAAACGTGCCCTTGACTGCGTTCACGCGGTCGCGCGCGCTCAGGCGAGTCGAGACCGTGAAGCCACCAGCCATGTTGCTCTCGTCCAGCGTGACCGTTGGCGAGCGATACGCTGCCGCGTAAACCACGACCTGTCCCCCGCTGTAAGCGATCGTGCCGCCCATCGAGGAGAGGATTTGCCCGATGATCGAGTCAGGCGTCGAGGACGTGACGGCCTGCCCGTTGCACTCGTAGCGGTTCTCGTAGGTGGCGGGACTGCTCGGCTTGATCTGGACTTGCCCGTCGCAGACATTCGCAGCCACGATGACCGAGGCGTCGTCAATCTCGCTCCTGTCCATGCCCATGCCGAGATCTGCGTCGAGCAGGTAGTCACGAAGGCAGAGCGCGGGGTTTGCGGAATAAACGAGGGTCGGCGGAGTGGTGATTGTTTCGCGCGGGTCTTCGACCTTCTTGCCCTTGACGATGCACGAAATATTCGGGATGCCGCCAACGAAGATTTCGTTGGAGAAAGTCAGCTTGCAGTAAATGTAGGCGATGCCTTGCAGCCGATGGTTTGAATCCCAGTCCACCGGAAAATCAGATTGCAGTGTGGTATCCACCGTCTGCGTCGTCGAGCCGAGATGCTTGTGGATGAGCGAGCCGGTGTAACTTCCCGCCGCTGCGTATTTCCCTGTCGCGTAGCCGTCGCCGCTGCCGGTTAAAACCTCGTCCTCGTTAAAATACACGCTGCCGATTTCCTCGACCTCGTGGCCGGCCAAAGTCACGACGATGTGCAGATACTCGTTCTTGGCTCCACTCGTCGCAAGAAAGACAACGGTGCCGGACACCTTCGCTTGCCCGTAAATTATTTGTCGCGGCGACGTCGGGCTGCGCGTCATGATTCCACGATCGTTCAAATCGGCCATTGACGGCATCTTCGGCGCGAGGAGGCGCGATGCGGCCATGCTCAGCCCAATGGTGACGATGTAGGGTATCGCTGCGACAACTACATTTACAATTGCGGTCGAAACTCCAGCTTCCAGCAGGAGAGTTCCGACGAA